TTGTAATTAATGCGGATAATGCAGATGCTCTACTATCTATTTTACTTAACCCTAACCATAATCCTCCAATAATAACAGGTTGCAGAATTGGAATTAAGATCTGCATGACTCTCGTAAAGTCTACATTCTTCATTAACTTCTCAAAATCTTTAGGCGTTTCGGGAAGTTTCATACCTTGTAACCTGTCAACGTAGCAGAAACCGCTCCATTATTTGCGTTTTGAGTGGCTTGAACTTTAACCGTTGAATTAGGAGGTATAATAAATTCAAACATTCTCGGTTGTTGACCAGCATTAAAATCTGTTATAATAAACTTCTCAGTAAACAACCCCGTTCCATCTACATTAACAGTATAACTCAATACTTCCCCTGCTCCCATACTTGACCAATCTATACCGAGTATAACCCTTGTTAAGTAAAAAGAAGAGGGATTAGTATAGTTAAGGAGGGTAACGGCGGAACTGGTGAGATTCTTTTGTCCGCTCCAGCCGTAAATATATCCCTCTTTAACTCGCAGTATGCTTTCAGACGGGCCTAATACCATTAGTAAACCCTACCTGATAAACTAACAGTTCCGTTAAAGTTAGTGGCACCTGATTGCGTTCCCCATCCCATTTCGACAAATGTTAAAGGGGGAACTAATAAGATCCATGTCCACGGTTCTGTAATACTGCTACTTGCTTCCTTGTTAAGAATTACTGTTTGCCCGTTATATTTAATTTCAAAATAAACATCTGAACCACTTGTTATATCATTTTGAAACATGCAGTTAAAGATAATATATCCTTTACCAGTATTAAAACTAAGTAACTGGTCATCTGCACCTGCACTTCCAGTGGAAACTACTTTACCGCTATAAGCGTAGGCATGATCACCTATTGTAGTCAGACCCTTTTGAGGGCCATTAAAGACGGCATTACTCCCGAGCTTTAGTTTAACCATGCTTATTCAAAATAGAGTGTAACTGCTCCGCCACTTGCGGATGCACTTCCACCTGAATTGAATTGCACTGCTATTTGTAGATCTATGTTATTAACACCAGCTAAAGGGAAAGCTACTGGTATTGAATTATATCCGTTAAATGCTCCAGCATCAGCGGTATCACCAGCAGAACCCCATATAGTTAGATTTTGTTCTGACATATTAGAACCCAATAATCTTGCTACAATAGTTGTGCCTTTTGCATTGAATGTATCAAATGAACAATCAATACGTGATATTCTGGTTGATCCTTGTGGGACTTGGATGTTACCGAGTGCAGAACTACTCATATTGTCGGTTAGACTAAAATAGGTCTTATCGGTAGGCGTTGCGTCAAATGTTCTCGTAATTGTGGTTGCCATTTATATTCTGAAGTATAGTTTACTTCCTCCGAGTTTTAGTTGTGGAAACTGTTTTCGTGCAAATGCTCCTAATAAAGCAATGCCTCCAGCAGTTACTAATGTCTTACGTCCAGAATCACTACCAATCATTCCAATTGCATTACCTGATAAGGTAGAAAAGGCTTTACCTAATTCCCCATCTGTAATATCTTTGATAACACCCTCACTCATTACGGATACATTTCCTACGGGGGTGTCTACGGTAGTTGATCTACCAGCGTTCAGATATGATGCTATTGCCAATCCAGATGCCATACCTGTAACACTTGGGTGTGGAATTGTTCTTTTCATTTTTGAATTACTCCTTTTGTTGTTAACGTATGCCCGTCTTGCGGTTTTACGCATTTGGCCTTTCCGTGTCGAACGCTTCCGTGATGTGGACGCATCATAAGATTTCTTCGAAATAAGTTTGCCATCTCTAAAATACATAAAGCGACCTTTCTTATTTTTCTTCCGATAGACTCCGACGGGCATAATCAATTATACTTTAATCCATTATATAACTCTATTCCCTTTCAGTTTGTATTATATAGCATTATCCACTGTGTAAGATATGGACGCATCAGATAAACAATTTGTAAAGCCTGACGTTTCTTCTCCATTAAAGAAGCGTGATTCATACCTTCGGGTATCGGAAGAAGAACCTCTACTTGTAACAGTTGATCATGTAGAGAAAGTTAACATCTCTACGGACGGGGGTATAAAAGAGGGTGTGCGTGTAACTGCTCGAGAAGTTATAACGAAAAAGGATGGGGATGAGTTTACGTTTCATCCAGATCAAGAACCTAAAATAAAAGAGTCCTACTCTACATCTACTTTTTATCTATTGAAAGATTTTCAATCAGCATCTCACTGGCCTAAAGAGGGTATCTTCTATTGGGTATGGAAAGCATCCGACGGTCTACGTTGGGAGGAAGCATGAGTAAATGTGAATGGATAGAAACTAAAGCTCGATGTCCTTGTTGTGATAAGTGGCGTGGGTATCTAAATAAACAATTAGAGATACTTGAAACCATGTGGGAGAAGCGTCAATGAAAGCACTTTGCAGTTGTTATGACATGAACTGGGGCCGTGTATCAGCGACTTGCTCTAATTGCGGTAGGAAGATTAACGGAGGAGCTTAGGGTATGGTTGGGTCGGATAAGCGAGATCGTGCGGTTAATGTGCGTTTAAACGGGTGTTTTCAGCGTTTCCCAAGCAAACCCATGCCAACCTCTTGCACTGTTTCGCTTTTCCCCTCTTCCATTGATTTTGCTAACATTGGCATAAGTTTAGATCCTAATGCTTGGACATACCACGGCTGACCTGATAACTCGGAAGCAATATTATGCATCATATTCATTTGAGAACCCTCCTCAGAATTTTTCATTTCTTTAGCAACATTTCCCATTGCTCCAGACCAAAACTTTTGCAGGTTCTTTCTCGCTTGAGGCAACATAAACTCCTCAAAATCGACTAATGTTTGCTCTCTTATTCTCTTTACTATTACTTCTAATGCTAATAGTAACGTTTCATCTGATTCACTATCTCTTAACCAATTCTCGATTCTTTTCTGTGTTTTTAGCGGTATCCAATAAGTATAGATTACCAAGTAAAGCAAAAAGCTCAAGACCCAAATAAGAGCGAACGTTTCGTCGTTCATGTAAAGAGATCTCTAATTCCTTGTTTAATCGCATCATCACCCCATCCTTTTCGTAATAGACAAGCATTAATGTATAATCCTTTTGTGGCTTTATTTCTTAATAATTTTGGAACATCTCGTTCATAACCTTGCACACACTCGTAATAATCAGATACAATTTGTTTTCCTTCTTCTGGAGTTATCGGATCAGGTAAAAGTTCTTCTTTAACTGCTTCCGCTACTTTTTCCGCTGATGGAACTTCTAAATCTCTTAAAGCCTGTATTACTTCTTCTACAACATCAGCTAACTCATCAACAGAATGATACATTGAAGCCAAAACTACTGGAGGCGGAAGATTAAGATCCATTGTAGGTATTGGTTCGCAAATTGTAATTAATGCGGATAATGCAGATGCTCTACTATCTATTTTACTTAACCCTAACCATAATCCTCCAATAATAACAGGTTGCAGAATTGGAATTAAGATCTGCATGACTCTCGTAAAGTCTACATTCTTCATTAACTTCTCAA